CACCTGGAGTTCCGAAAACGCCTCTTGGATCAGAAAATCCAAAAACGTATCTTTCTCTAGCTTTATATCTAACATTACCAGTATCGAAGTCGCCTTCCATAGTAGTTTTGATAGGGGATCTATTAAAATGTTTCATCCCGTTTGGTACATCTGTTTTGATAAAAAATGCATCCGTATCAACTAGGTAATGGTTTACAGTATATCCTTCTGGAACCATTCCCATGTTTTTGATTGCATTGATATCATTATCAGCTGTGCCAACTCTGCCTTGAGATTTCATCAGTCTATCGGCTGTAAATTGTAAGTTAGAAGGAATTACTAATTTCATTCCTCTAGCTGCAACTTTTAAGCCTCTTTCGTCTGTGAACGCTGCGATGTCAATTAACGATTGTTCTAATGAAGTTTCATTAAGATCTGAGTTAGTTGCCAATCTATTAGAAAAAGTTCCTGATAGAGTTGGGTGTGCTACACTCAATAAAGCAACACCATCACCACCAGCGTAGTTTGCGTCGAACCCATTGTTCAACACTGCCGCGCCTTTGATGTTTTTAGTGCTTGCCATAGATCTTGCTAAAGCTTTTGTATATCTAGACGCAAGTCTGTCATACAAGTTGTCCTCAATCGCTTCTTCAGTGATTGCGAACGCTAAAGCGATCGTTTCATTAGTATATCTCGCAGTGAAAGTTTCTTGTGCGTCGTCAAATGCTACACCCTGACCTTCAGGTTTAACTGCTGCATTTCCGAAACCAGATAGCATCACTTCTTCTTCAAACGCTCTGTCTGAAGATTCCGTATCAAATATCTCTTTTGTTTCATCTGCGTATTGTCTGTATTCAAGTCCGAATAGTGCATTCAAACCTGGTTCCAACTCCTTAACGAGTTGTGCTCTTGATATTGCCATGTTTATTTTCTCCTATTCTGGTTAATTGAATAAAGCTGACGCTTGATTGATTAATACAACAACATCGGAACCACCAACAGTCTGATCTTTTTGATCAGGTACATTAGCAGATCTTACTAAAGTTAGTGCGCTAGTTGCAGCTGCTGCTGAAGTAACGTCTAATCTTTCGTCAGACATTCCACTTATTCCTGTTGCTCCGTTGCTACCTGTATTGAACGACGTTCCTACATCACCTTGAGTCCATGCATCGTTTGCTCTGATATTGTATTCCTGGAAAGGATTATCAATTACAAAAGCTGAAACATTTGCTGTACCAGTGTTGTAGTCTGTCGTTACTGTCGTCCCATTGTCAAATGAGTTCGCCCAAGTAGGTTTTGATGTTGATCCTGCTACGTAATAAGCGCCATTAAAGACACCCACTAGTAAAGGACTTGATGCATTCGTCCAAGAAGCTCCACCTAATCCTGCATCATCTGTTGCAACATAGGTAGCATCTTGAATATAACCTAATCCGCCAGCTCCGGTTGCGCCGCCTGCAGCACCCGCACCAGTTCCATCATTGATAGAAACAGTGTCGCCTTTGAAAAAGGTTTGAGAGAGAACGGCTGTTCCAGCAGTTGCTCCCTGTCCTAATATCTGGTATTCGGATTGACCAGATGTTGCTGGAGTATTTCCAACAGTCATCACGGCTCTTAATCCATAACCAGCTGTACTTGTATTAGCCATAGTTATTTTCCTTTTTTTTGTACCTACCCCGAAGGGCCTCCAGTACGTTAATTTAATTTGTTGGAACTAGAAATTACTAAAAAATTATTTCTTTGTACCACCAAAAGTTACACGAGTCTGCCTCTCTTGATTGATCGGCATACTTGGGTGTTGTTCCTTTAGTAAATCGTTCCTAATTGCTTCGTCGCGATCCATATTTTGTCTTTTAAAATATGCTTCACGAGACTGCGCGATTTCTTCAGATATCCTAGCCAACACTAGGCCTCCCACTCCGATAACTCCTGCATATTTCCCTTCGGTCATAACTGGATATTCAGTTTCAGGATATTGGTCAGCTCTCACTAACTCCCATCCTTCTCTTAGTTTACCGGCAACGTTTTTAGTGTCGTCGAAACCAAGAACTTCTGTTCTTATCCATCTGTGTCTGAACCCATGAGGCGCAGGTGGTGCATCGAGTGAATTGGGTGGAGTCCACGTAGTTTTTTTCTTTGTCTTTTCTCTAGTAGAACTCGCACGTGAGGTTTTTATTTTTTCATTTTCCATAGACTTATAATCCTTCCGTGATATTTAATTGTTTCGCATAGTCTTCTAGCGGCACACCTAATCTTTTAGCAATTGCTACTTGTGACGGTGAGAGTCTCACAATTTTTCTGCGTCCTGTTGTGGCTGAACGTGTGGCCGAGGCTACACTTTGAGCAGGTTTTGCTCTTTTTGTAGTAGTGTCTCCTACCTTATCAAATTTATGGGGGAATTCAAGTCTTATTCTTGCATCAACTTCCTCATAATATTCATCTGATTTCGGATCAAATCCTTCTTCTTCTACAAGCTTTTTA